CGATCACGTAGCCGAGGGTATGCGAGGGCTTGATCTTGTCGACCAGTGCTTGCGCGCTCGCGAGGTAGTACAAGCCCGGCAGCGTCGGGTCACGGTAGATGAAGAACCGGAAGATCTCGCGGTCGTCGCCCATGGCAACGGCTTGCGCGTGCGTGCGCTCGATGACGACGACGTCCACGGCGAGCTGGCCCAGCAGCGGCGCGAGAGCCACCTGGAAATCGACCGGCCGGTATCGCTGGCGCGCGATGGTGCGGGCGACCACTCGCGCCTGCCGCTCGCCGGCTGTGCCCGTCGACTCGAGGTCGAGCTCGCTCTCGTACTCGGGCAGTAGCTCGATGGCCACGGTCGTCTCCGCCTCGGCGAGCAGGTCAGACGCGCGCGCGTCGATACGCGCGAGCTCGTCGGCACACGCCGCAAAGAGCGCGGACAGGATACTAGACACGCCACACCTCCCCGGGCGGTAGCAGCGACGTCATCATCCTGGCATAGGCACCCGCGTCGGCGCGGTACGTGTGCAGCACGAGCGAGAACGCACGACCGGTTGCCGCCGGCGATGCGGTGGCCGCGCCCGGATCGACGTCACCGATCACGCCCGGAACCATCGCCCCGAACAGGATCGAACGCGATGTGAAATCAGAGCTGCTGTACGCGTCGAGCGTCGTCAGCCCGGGCGGTGGCGTGAACGTGATCGCGCCCGTTGCCGACCACACCACGAGCAACGTGTTGTCAACCTGGGCCGAGCTCACGATCGGCCCAGCGGGGCTGGTGTGGGCGATGAAGGCACCGCTCGCAATGCGCTCGATGGCTGCGCCGGCGCGCAGTGAGCTGCCGACGAAGAGACAGCCCTGTAGCTCTTGGGTGAAGACCGACAGGAACGAGACGACGTCGCCAGGTCGCGAGCCCGGCGTCCCATCGAACGTGCGCTCGTAGGCGTCGAGGAACACGCCCGAGCCGCCGACCCACGCGGCTGTCTGCGTCCACGTTGCGTCCGAGCAGATGATCGACGAGCCGCGCACGACCACGATCAGGAGCGTCATGCCCCGCGTCAGCAGCGCGCCGTCCACGCTCGCCGGGATCGTGATGTCTAGCTGCGCGGATTCCGGCGTGCTATCGCCGATGATGATCCCGTGCTGTGTCGCGCCGCTCTGATTGGCGGCGCCTATGACAATGTCGTGGGACACCTACGGCGCCACCGCCGCGACGCTCACCCCGCGTTTCGTGCCGTCGTCGTAGACGGCGACATAGTTGTGTGTGCTGTAACGCGCGAGCGCCGTGAAGCCGCCAGCGCCCCCCGCGATGGACGCCACGACAGCGGTGTCCGGCTGCGTCGTGTCAACAATCTTGACCACGCTCGCTGCGTCGGCGGCCGGGGCGCCGTCGATCGTCACGGTGCCGGAGACCGTGACCGCGAGCTTGGGCGCAAGCGCAATCGCGGTGTAGACGATCGAGCCCGCGCTCGTGTTCGTGAACAGGAGTTGCCCGCCTGGTCCAGCGGTTGTCTTGACGCACGAGATAATGCAGATGCCGCCACCGCCGCTCGTGATCGTGCCGGCGTCGTACTGCTCCGTGATCGACGTGACCTCCGACCCTGAGATCGCACTCATTACCGGGCCGGCCGTGTCACCTGAGTACGCGAGGAACACCAGGATCAGACACCCGTCGATCTTGGTCTCGGGGAGCGTGATCGGGTTCGTGACATTCTGCGTGGCGTAGGCGCCCTCGACGAGCGCGTGGAATGTCGGATCGGCATCACGTATGACGATCGTGGTGCCCCAGGTGTGATCATCCGTGTTGGTGATCGTCGGCGCCGCTTCAGCTCCGCTCGCCGCGACCTTGCGGAAGTGGTTTAGCTGCACCGTTGCTGCGGCGGTGTGGTTCAGGAGTCGCCCTGCCGTGTACCCGGCAGGTGTGCCCGGTGCGGAGTCCGTGGACTCGCACGGCATGAAGATGATGTCACCGGCTGCGTGCGCGCCGAGCGTGGGCGCGGTCTCGCTGCCGACGCCAACAGAGATAACGCTTGGCGTGGTCATGGGATCCTCGGGTTCCGGAACCACGTCACGCCATATCCGGTGATCTGTTCAGACGTCAGAATGTCGAGGTCACCATCGGCGTCCATGTCCATGCAGATGACGTTGTCGTACTTATCGCCGCGCCCGCCGGCTTCGACGTCGACATAGGTCTTGAGCGCCGGGTTCGCGCCGTTCCAGACGATGATCCCGGCGCACGGTGCGGTGGTGCACGTGGTCGCGCTCGATTGCGAGTGCGAAAGCACGTAATCCGGCGTGCCATCGCCGGTGATGTCGCATGTGGCTACGCCCTGATATTGGCCCGCGTTGTCCGGGTAGGTCGCGATCTCCGTCGTCGTAAACGACGCCCAACCATTGGCCGTGGTCGACTTCCAGAGGCGGTTTTCTGTCGTTGAGCTCGAGCCGCCGACCATCACGGTGTCGCTGCCGACGAGCTCGCCGAACTTGACCTCGCCTGCGGGGTTACCGTAAATCGTTGCCACGTCGAGAATCGTGTGCTGCGTCCAGTTCGGCGCTTCCCACCACCGCGTCCCCTTTAGCAACTGAGTGTTGAGGCGATCGCTCTGGACAACATCCAGATCTCCATCGGCGTCGACGTCCTTGACGAACAGCGACATGCACCAAGCGCTTGAGCCGATTGACATGAACGTCCACGAGTTAGCGGTGCGCGGTGTCGGGCTCGTGAAGTAGCCCATGCGTGCCGGTGGCGTGAACGTCTGTGTACCCGTGCCGTTGGTCGTGAAGTTCACGGGCGTCCCGGCGATCGCGTTCGCCTTCGTCGACGCCAGCTTGATCGTGTTCGCGTCGACGACGATCACCCAGTAGTTGGTGGTCGAGAGCAGCCCAGAGGGCAGCGCGCCGCCGCTGTTGGAGACCTTCGCGATCCCGTCGCCGGTGAACATCCCGTGTGCGGTGATCGCAAGCTGTTCGTTCGTGTTGTCGGCGGTGAATGTCTTCGGGGTCGCGGAGCGCCCGCACCCCCAGACCCGCTCACCGCCGACCGCAGTCTGCGTGCCGGTGCCGTCCGTCGTGAGATCGATCGGCGTGCCCGCGACGGCGAGTGCCTGCGTCGTCGCGAGCTTGAACGTGTTCGCGCCGGTGCGGATCGTGTAGTAGTTCGTCGCCGCCACAAGCGGAGCCGGCAGCCCGCCGCCCGAGTTGCTCACGCGCACGAGGTCGCCCGTCGACCAGCCGTGCGCTGTGGCGGTGAGCGTGTCTGTGCCGTTGGCGGCCGTGAAGACGTTCGACGCCCACGGGGTAATCGCGATCTGCATCCAGTACTGCATATTGGTAGCGGCGCCGATGTCGATCGCAGTCCCGAACGGATCGGGACCGAACCACACACGGATGTGAGCGCCCTGGCCGCCGGCCACGACGTCAAGCGCGCCGTCCCCGTCGATGTCTCCAAACTTGGCATCCTCCACAGAAGAGACAGTCGCGATCGTCCGCGAGCTCCACGTCGCTGCGGCATCGGTGCCGGTGCGCGTCGAGACGGTGACCTTGCTCGACTCTTCCCAGGGCGAGACGATGGTGAGCTTGCCGCCGATCGTCGCGACGTCGACGCCGTCCGCGCCGTCGAGTCCGACCGCCCCCTCGGGGCCGTAGACAGTAACCATCGTCCAGGTGCTGGGCGCAGGTGGCGCGTCGACCACCGGGGCGTCGATCGAGCTGTCGGGCGGTGCATCGATTGCGATCGCGGCATCGACCGGGATCGGGAAGAACACGGTTGTCCCATCGCCGCGAGTCGCGAGGTAGCCGAGACCGAGGATCGCGATGCTGACCGCGATCAGCACGGGCCGCGCGGCCTTCTTCAGATTGATCGGATCGGTCATGTCAGACGCTCGGTTACAGCCATGTGATCACCCCAAGGGTTGCCAACTGACCGGCTGTCGGAACCACGTTGGCGGCCGGGACGGTGACCGAGTAGTCAGTGACGCCCTCGGCGATGCCGACCGCCGTGCGGATCTGGGAGAGCAGCACCGTGCCGCGCCCGGCTCCATCGCCTGGCTCGGCCACGCGCGTCAGCAGGTCGGCGAGCTCGGCAGCGACTGCGATACGGGTGTCGGCGTTGTCGGGCGTCAGGTCGATCGTGAACGCCACCGCGAGATCGGTGGGAGCCGCGGCGGTCACCTCAGCGGTGATCGGGCGCTCGGCATCGAGCGCGGTCTGCATCGCGGTGACCTCGCCCGCGTCGGGGAAGATGCTCACGTCGCCGTCGCGGACAAAGCGCACTACGACGGTGCCCAGCCCGAGCTCGACGGGGTAGACCCACGCGCGCGTGACGCCAGCCACCGCCAGCGCCCACGCCTCGTAGTCCTGATCTGCGCCACCTTCGGGCGGCTCGCGCAGGCGCAGCAGGAACCGGTCGCGGAGCTCCTCAGTGCCTTCCTCGTCGTTGCCGCCAGCGATGTCGCCGGTCGCCACCGTGGCGGTACTGTTGACGCCACCGATCGGGCTCTCGAACGTGAGCGTGGTGGTCGCTGGGACGTTCGCGTCGTCGCCTGCGAGCACGGCCACAACCGGCAGCGTCGCGATGCCCGATGTGTCTGGCGCGTTCCCGATCACCTTGCCGGTCGTCACCCGGTACGAGGTCACGGCATCGAGCCGGAGGATTGTATCGGCAGGGATCGAGACGCCGTCCGTGCCGGTCGCGGTGACGTTGCCGGTCGCGAACGTCGCCGGCACCGGGGTGATCCCGTAGAGCGCGGCCTTCTGGAGCAACGCCTCGCGCTCAGCGGTGTCACCGAACAGCTGCTTGGAGAGCCATTCGAGATAACCGTGCAGCGTGTGGACAGCGCCGCCCCAGACCGCTCCGAGCACGTCGACCATGGCACGGCGCAGCAGCGGGCCCATGGCACGGCGCAGCAGCGGGCCCGCGATCTCGAGCCGCCCGCGCAGGTCGCCCCGGACGCGGTCGATCAGCTCGGCGAGCGTGGGGCGCGCGAACGGCACCCACCCTCAGGGATCATGCGCTGAGCGGGGTGTCAAGCGCGGGCGCTGGGCGGGCTACTCCCCCTTGAGCACCGATGTCCCGACGGGCCAGGCCTCGAGCGCCGCCAGGATTGTCGACTGGAGCGATGCGCCGCCATCGTTGGCGACGATGACCGCGCCACTGATCGCAGCCTTGAGGTTGTCGAGGTCCGCCTTGGTGGCGAGTGGGACCGCGACGCCGGCATCACTGCGGGCCTCGACGGTCCCGTCATCGAGCAACGCCACCCGCGCGCCAGCATCGTTGTAGACCGTGACCTCACCGGGCGCACCGCCGGTCGGACGGTACCGACGATCCGACACCGTGACCACCAGCGGGTGTGAGCGGTCGCCGTTGGGAAACACCACGACTGCCTCAGCGCCTGTCAGCGGCACGCTGGAGAAGCCGTACGGCTGGTGATGCTCGGCGTTGTCGAGGGTCTCACCGGCCAGCACGCCGACCTGGAGGAGCTGGAGCTTCGTATCGTCGACGACGAGCTGCACCACGGCGCGGGCGACGGTGTTGGCCACGCGCGTGGCAAGCGGTCGCAGGAGCTTCTGCAACTGGGCCAGCATGTCGCGGTCGAGTGCCATCGGAGCGTCAGCCTCCCTTCAGCTTTTGAATGCTCGCGTTGAGGGAGGCCGTCGCGGCTATGGCGCCTGCGGTCGCCAGCGCTGGATCGGAGCTGGCGCCCTTTCGGAGTTCTTTCCATGCGCCGCCACCGCTGGACGTGGACTTCACTGCCGCCTTGGGCTCGGGCGTGAACGCGTCGGGGCGCACGAGGCTGAGCTGCGTGACCTGGCCGGACTCCGAGATCGAGTGCTCGATCTGCGAGATCCGCATGTCGCCGTCGACGCCGATCAGCTGCGGAGCCTTTACTCTCGTGAGAGTGTTCAGCGGCCAGAGCGGCCCGCCGGATTGCTTCCACCCGAGCACCGTGACGCTCACCTTTTCCGCGCGTGCTGCGCGGATCCTTGCCTCCCAGTCCGCTCGCTTGCGCGCGTCGGCGACGCTGCATCCCTTGTCCGGCCGGATCACCAGAGCCCGATTGGTGCGGCGCACGCCCTCGTCGATCCCGCCGTCGCCGACCCTTGTCGCATCGCCGGATGCCTCGTCGGTGCCAGGCGCCTGCGTCGAGACTATGTAGTGATGGAATCGGTCGGCGCCATCGTACTCCACCGACGCGGATAGGATGTTCACACCCTCGACCAGGGACTGCGCGCGATCTGTGCCCGCGCGCGTGATCAGGATGCCGCCTGCGCCATCGCTGACGAACAGCACGCCCTGTTCGCCGACTGCGCGCTTGATCGCCTCGAACGCGCTGTCACCCGGGGTCAGGACAATCTTCGACACCTTCGGGAGCACGAGCCCGGGTTGCACGGAGACTCGCACTCCGAATGGCGCAGCGACCTTCGCCACGAACTCGGAGACGACGACATCACGGAACGTCCACTGATCGAGGATCGCAGAGCAGTCGACGAGCGCGGCAGCACGGTCACGCCCTGAATACGACAGCGTACGGGACGCTGCCGACGCCGATATGCTGCGCTTGTCGATGTAGCCATCGATCACCACCTGGCCGTCGATCTCTACGCGGCACGGATCCTCCTCGATGATCGCCCACGGCTCGTCCATCTCGGCCCATCGATCGCTCACGTCGAGCGCGAACGAGCCAGCCAGGCTCTCGATCGACCGGGTGACGCGGACCGACTTCCATCCGCCGTAGCGCCGGCCGTTGACGACGAGCGCGAGGTCAGTCATCGGAGCTGAGCACCTTCACGTCACCCGAGACGAACCCAGGATGGCGGATGCCGTTGCGCGCGACGATGTCGAGCTCGTTGTCGGTCGATCCATAGAGCTGGTACGAGAGCAGGATCGACGGCGTGGCGACGTTGCGGGTCACGGTCACGATGCGCGCGAACGCGGCACCGCCCGGCACGGCGCGCAGTAGGTCCGATCGCAGGGTCACCAGCGCCGGGTACGCAGTGTCCCCCGCCGTGGCCGCCTGCTCCTCGAGCATCGCGGCGATCTGGTCACGAGCGAGCGAGGCTTCCTCGATCGAAACGTACGGCACGAGCGGGGCGAGCCGTGCAGCCTCGATCGCGATGACCCGTCGGAGCGCTCCGGTCATCGCGGACTGGTTCGCGAGCTCGCGTTCGCGGGTCGCCGTGAGCGCCACGACCACCGGCCCGAGGTCGGCAGTGTACGCATCGATCAGCGCATCCATCACGGCGCCCGGTGACGACGCCACGGCATTGACGAGCGAGGTGATAGCGAGCCGGAATGCGTCGAGGACGTCCGTCGGCTGGCGAACGAGTGACGATGCGGTCGCGGTTAGGAGGGCCACGCGTCCACTCAGCTCGGCGAGCTCCTGTGTCGTGCTGACGGCAGGGGCGAGCGCGGCTCCGAGCGCATCGCTGGCACTGGTGAGCGCGGTCTCTGCGGAGCCGAGCGCGAACGATGGCAGGCTCAGGATGTCGTACTGCTCCACGAATTCGGCCTCGGTCGCGACGATGGCCGCGTCAGCGCTGGCCGCTACCTGTTCGGTCGAGTCGACGGCATCGATCGGCACTGGGACTTGCGCCGGTGCCTCCGCGAGCTCGAGCGCGAACATCGCGATCCCGCCCTCCGCGCGCGTCTCTCGCACCGCCACGCTGATACAGATCGCGGTGCGCACGCCGTGGTACGGGTGCACGAGCTCGCCGGGACCCTCCTCGTCCTCGAGTGCGGCCAGGAGCGCATCGCGCTGGAACAGGTAGTCATCGCCCAGCACGTAGCCATCCACGCGGAACGTGCGTGCCTTGCGCCCGAGGTCCTCGACGAACGGATCATCGCGGAGCGGGAACTCGTGCACGACCGCGCGACGTCCTCCGCCACGGTCCGAGCCCTCGACGAGGAACGACACGCCGCGGAACGAGGCGCCGATCATCTGTCGCGGCTTCCCGTTGGGCCCAATCCCGGCGACGGTGACCCGACGGAGATCCTCGAGCCACTTCACCATCCCGACCCCAGCAGCTGGTAGCCGACGTTGATATCAGCATCGCTCGGGTTCTGTGGATCGGCCTTGACGCGCGTGCCGCGTGGCGCGTTGACGAAGTCGACGATGAACTTGTTCAGGCTCTGGTTTGAGCTCGACGCAGTCACGCCCTGCGCCTGGGCCCCGATGCTGGCTCGCGCGGCCTCCGTCATGCTGGCGAGGTCCATGCCATCGCCGCCGAAAAGGAAATCTTTGGCGCCCTTCACCTTGTCGACGGCCCACATGATTTTATCGACGATGCTGCCGATGATTCCCCACGCCTTTTTGAACACGGACGTCACGCCGTCCCACAGGCCGGTGAAGAAACCCGTGATGCTGTCCCAGTTCGCGATGATCTTCAGCGGGATGTAGAGGAACGGAGCCATCACCAACGCGATGGCATCGGCTACCCAACCGAACTTCTCTTTGACCGCGTCCCACAAGTCGACGAAGAAGGTACGCACTCCACCCCAATCGCCGATCAGCGCAGCCGCACCGAGGCCGATCGCAGCGAGGCCGAGAAGGATCCACCCCACCGGCGTTGCCATGAGCGCGATGCCGAGCGAGACGATCGCCGAGATGAGCGGACCGGCGATCACGCCGGCGAGCACGAGGGCGATCACCTTGAGCTTGGTGGTGCTGTCGACGAACGGACGGATGAAATTGACGATCGCGATGAACTTTTCTTTGAGATACTCGACCGCGGCCGGGAGTCTCTTCCCGAGTTCCTTCGCCCACGTCGCGATGTCCGCGCGGTGCTTGGTGAACCATTCGGTCAGCTGCTTGATGATCCCCTCAAGCGCGGGGCCTAGTCCGGTAACAAGCGCAGCCTTGACGCCGGTGATCGACGCATTCAGATCCTTCTGTGCGTCGTCGACCGCGCCGGCAACCTTCGCTGCCTCCCCGATCTCGGGGTTGGCCTTGGCGAATGCATCGGTCAGTTCCTTGATACCGGCCGCGCCCTTCGCAAGCATCGGCGCGAAATCGCCGTCGCCCATGGTCTTCTTGGCGAACGCCAAGCGCTCGGCTGGATTCGAGATCTTCGCCGCAGCCGCGGACAGCACACCGATCGCCTCCGCGTTGCTCTTGGACGCTACGAGCTGATCAAGCAGCGGACCTTGCACTTCGTCTTTGAGGAACTTGGCCAGCTTCCCCTTACCGTGCCGCGCCAGTCCGAGGTTCGTCAGGAACGACTTCATCCCGTCGTCCAGCTTCTCGACGGAGACGCCCGACTTTTCCGCGGCGTATCGCATCGAGGCCAGGAACTCGACGCTCACGCCCATCGCCTCAGCCTTGTCGCCGAGCTCGTCGAACTGGTCGACGAGATGGAACATCCCGGCCACCGCAACGCCGACAACGCCACCGATCATGGCGACCTTGCCGAGTAGGTCGCCGATCGCCGAACTCACGCCCTTGAAGCCGCCGATCACGCTGTCGAGCCCGCTCTTTTCGCGCAGCTCCGAGAGCGCCTTACCGAAGTCGCGCGTCGGCTTCGTGACCGCGTCGAGGCGAGCGTTGATCGCCTTGATGCCGGCCGTCGCCTTGTCGATCGTGCTGATCGTTATGGAGAGTTTCGTATCAGCCACGGCGTTTTATCTCGGTCGCTCGGTCGAGCCAGAAGTGGAGATCGTCGACGTCCATGGCCCACAGTTCAGAGGGCTGGAAATGAAACACGTAGGCCAGAGCGCCTAGCGCTTCTTCCCACCCCCGAGGCATCTCGCGAAAAAACCAAGGGCGAGCTCCAGCACCTCCGCGCCGTCCTCGTCCTCGAGCATCTCGAGAACCTTGATCGGCTGGCCGCACATCCGCGACGCGAGCAGCATGAGCTGATCGACAGGCGGGACGCCGTCCACCTTCATGCCCTTGAGATCGCCCATGCGCCCGCGGCGGAACTCGAGCGACGCGATGCGCTCGCTGCCGAAGTCGACCGGGTGCGCCAGCTTGACGACGACCGGCCACTGCCGATCGGCAACCATGCGATCGGCGACCGCCTCGGCGTCGATGTTCGGCTCAGCTGCCATCAGCTGATCTCCTCGCCGTTGGCGCCTTCCCAGCGCACCGGGATCTCGGACTCCTCGGTGCTCGCCGTGCCGTCGCCCGCGAACCACGCATCGCGCAAGACGATCACCTTGCCGTTGCTGAGCGAGAGCGTGATCGTCAGGTCTCGACCGCTCACGAGCGCGGCGACGTCGAGGCTACCGCGATCCGTGATGGCCCCCTCGATGTAGCAGACCTGGGGCATCTCCTTGAAACCGTGGACGCCGTCGGCGCCGATGACGGCTTCGCGCTTCGGCCGTCCGAGTCCGTAGGACCATGAGCCCTTTGCATCGACGATCTCGCCGTTCACTTGCACCTGAATCAGTCCCGCTCTGCGTTGATCGGCCATGGTCGTGTCTCCTTAGAGGCGGAACTGGATCTGCGCAGCCGTGACGATCAGCTGGTTGATGAGGTCGGGCGGCAGGAGGAAGTTGAGGCGGTTCGGATCCGAGGCGTCGCGCTCGACGACCAGGTCGCGCTTGAACTGGTCGAAGCCTTCGCAGAGCCCGAGCTCCTCGAGCTCGCGGAACCAGGTGACCGCCTCTGCCTTGCCGAGCTTCGGCGTGATAACTGCCTGCCCCGAGCCGAAGCGGGTGCCGTCGTTCGCGAGCTTGTGCCGCGGATACTTGAGCTGCATGCGCGCCTTGAACGAGTAGCGCAGGTACAGCAGCGTCAGCATCGTCGTGACGTCGAGGTACGCGGTGTCGTCTGCGCCTGCGGGACTCGTCTGGTACGTGGTGATCATCCGCTCGAGCTGGACGCCGCCGCCCGTGACACGCTTGGTGGGCGAGATGCCGTCGAACAGAAACAGGTTCCGCTCGTCGATCGACCACTGGTCTGTCTCGGCGGGTGCGATCGCGCGGGTGAACGCGAGCGTCTGGAACGGACGCGCCGGATCGATCGCGCCGTAGTACGCCACGAGCGCCGCACCCTCGGCAGCGAACTCCATCGGGGGCGTCAACGCGGACGCGCCGGGCTGCGCGAGGATGTTCGAGTGCGGCGAGTTGCGGCCGCCACCGAGCGACGTGTGCGCTGAGAAGTTGCCGGTCATCGACGTGATCGCGAGACCTTGCTGTTGCCGCATCGGACCGAACCTCGTTGCGAGCTCGGTCTCGATCGCGGTGAGGCTGGTCGCGTCGGTGTACGGGTGCGTCCAGATGTGAAACCACATGTCCGCCATCGCGGCGATCAGGGTCGTCAGCACCGGGTTGGTGGTGCCCGGCGTGCCGGTGCCCACCGCGGTGATCGTCAGCGTCACGCCAGCTGGCAGCGCCTCGCCATCGCGGAAGCTGTGGCGGACGTCATAGTTGTTGCCGACTGTTCCCTTGTGCCGGAACGTGATCGTCACGGTCGACGCGCCCACGCTCGCCGTCACCGGCAGGTCAAGCGCCGCGTTGATCGCGGCACCGATCGCCGTGGCGATGGTCGTTGATGCGTCGCCGCTGTTGACGCCGACCGTGATGCGCTCGCCGCCGAAGTAGAGCGCGATTGTGCCGGTCGCGGTCGCGGGCCCTGCCACGACGATCGAGCCGATCGCCGCAACGCCTGCGCCGTTGTCCGCGAGCACGCCGAGCCACAGCTCGGTACTGCGGTTCGAGGCAAACCACGCGAGCGCCTGACGGTGCAGCATCGAGCCGCGACCGCCGTACGTGATTGCCTGGTCAACGCTGGTGATCTTGACGAGCGTGTCGGCAACGGCGGTTCCGGCGGCAACCTTCTGCCCGATGATCAGCGCCTTGTACGCGAGGATCGCGGGGCCTTGCTGCGCCTTGGAGCTGTCGAATTCGACGGCGACAAACGGGATCCTGAGGTTCGTCGGGACGGAGTTGAAGCTGATCGACATGGCTACTTCCCTTCACGCGTGGTCAGCGGTGCGATCGGCGCATTGCGGACCGGTTGGGCGGGCTCGTCGACGCGCACGATCTCGCCGGCACGCAGCCGACGGATCCAGAAGCTGTTCTCGGGGACCTCGCCACCCTCGGCGGGGAGCGCGGTCTTGGTGTGCGGATCGCGGATCACCACGTTCGGGTCGGTTGGCTTCACTCTCATGGGGTCTCCTGCACGATGAATTCGTCGCTGGCTGGGGCAGTGGTCGGCACACCGCCGACGAGATCGTGGGTGGCCGCGACGCGGATGAGGTCGTCGAGGTCGTCGGCGAGAGCCGTGAGGTCAAGGCGGTAGGCCACCTCGAACGTCAGCGTCGCGATTGCGACGATCGGATCGCTCCGGCTATCGTCCTCAACGATCTCGATCTCGGTGCCACGGAAATGCACCGAGCTGGCCCTGCCTCCCAGGTACGGGTCGGCCACCATGGCCGCGAGCACCTGTTCTTCCAGATCGTCGACCCCATCGTCCGCGGGATTCGCATCCGTGTGCGCGACCCATAGGGCCACCTCGAGCCGGAGTTCGTGAGCCTCTTCGGTGTTGGTGGATGAGGCTTCGATAACTGTGTCGGTCAGGGTGTAGACCGAGATCGCGGGGAGTTGAGATCTCTTGTGTGGCTCGATCCGTGTGGCCTTTACACGCGTCCCTGCCGCCGTGCCAGCGCTGGTAAACAGCGAGACGACAGCGTGGCGTATGAGCTTGCGCGGGTGCGCCATCAACGTCGTCAGGATCACGACGTGCGCGCGCTGTCAACGTGGAGCTACGTCACGACCAGAACAGGCGGACGCCTACCACTTCCGCCGCTACATTCAGAACGAACGTCGTCGTCGCTGGATCGATCGAGATTACGTCCGGGTCCGTGTTGTGGAGCCGTACGCCGGTGTCGCCGCCGATGCCCTTGAGCTTGATCGCGATCGCGTTGCTGGACGGCTTGACGATCGTGCAGGCCTTGGGCGTGGCACCGCCGCCAGGCGCCGTGATCGTGTTGTCACCGATCGCGAGCGTGACGATCTGAATCTGCGCAGGGCTCGCGAGGTTGATGGCGGCGTTGATGTCCTCGATGCCAGCGACATCGCCCGTGTACGTCAACGTGATCTTGCGCTGTGCGGATGCTGCCATCAGGTCACCTTCCTCAACGCGAGCACGATGCCGCCCATCCCGTCTGGACGTCGCTCGATCACGCGGTAGTCGACACCGGCGATCGTCAGGATCGGGTCGTCGTCCTCGGGGTCCGTCGGCAGGTCGTCGAGCCGCAGGAACACCGCGGGACCAGCCGCCTCGACGCCAGCTTCTGCGGTGCCTTTCGCGAGCACGTATTGCGCGTCAAACACGCCGGTCACGTCGACCGGGGCGCCGAGCTCGGGCTGGTATGTCACGACCGCGCCGCCGAGGTGACCATGCACCGCGCGGTCAGCGCGCTGCACCAGGTCGTCGAACGCGCTCACCGTGCCTTGGGCGTCTTCGTGGGAGCAGCGGGCGCGATTACAGCAGGAGCAGGCGGCGCCTGAGCGATCGCACCGGCCGCGCCGGAGATAGATATCGAGAGCGACCGAGCGCCCCCGTCATCCAACGGCTGCGCATAACCGTTCGCGCTGATCGCCATCCCGGTTGACCCGTCCCCGTAGCTGTCAAGTTCCTGCTTGAGCACGGCCAGCATCAGCGAATACTGCTTCGCGTTGTCTGGATCGCTCGGCGGATCGCTCGCTTCGATTGCGGCAATGCACTCTGCCTTGCCGCAGCCGCTCACGCTGAACGCCCAGGACATGGCTACCGGTTCACGTACGTTGCGGACAGCGCGAAGGCTGGATTGCCCGACAGCCGGACCTTGCCGGTTGTCTCGCCCGCGCCGCTGCCGACCGCCTCGACGGCGATGAAGATGCCGCCTTGGCCGTAGAAACCGACGGTGGCGGTGCTGGAAAACCACTTGTTCGTGTCGTCCCAGTAGACAGCCTGACCCACGGTCCACGCCTGCGATCCCACCTTGGCGTGCGAGTGCACGCCGGTGATGTAGCCGTCGAAGGTGGCGGTCGAGAGAACCGTCTCCTGCGGGATACAAAACTGGGCCCCAATCAAGACGCCGGTGCCTGCCGTCAGGTTGGCAGGAGCGACGAGCGCATTGAGGACGTCGCCGGGCTGAATATAGCTTCTGGACATGTCAGTTCCTTTCGTCGAATCCGGCTTAGACGCCAGCGCAGGTGACGGCGCCTCGGTAGTCGATGACAGCCGTGCCGTAGTCGAGAATTACTTTCATCTGGATTCCGTCGTATCCGAACGATTGTTCAGACGTGATCGCCGGTGACTCATTGCCGTCGATGAATCCGACCGCGAACACCGGGTACAAGCTGGGGTCCGCGATCAGGTAGTGGCGCACTGCCGACTGTACAGACAGATACGGCGAGTCGACGACGCCGCCCGGGAACAGTCCGAGCACCTTGTTGGTGACGCCCTGTGCCTTGTTGTCGGTCGGGTCCGTCGTCGAGCTGTTGAACTGCTTGGCGATGCCGCCGAGCTCGGCAGGTCCGAGCCATACAGATGGACGCATCGCGATAAACTGATTCGCCGACGGGTCCTTCTGCTTCAGCATGACTGCTCGCGCGCCGTCTAGCGTCGCGGCGCTCATCACGCCAGTCGGCCCAATGTTGGCGCGCGTCGAGTGGAACAGCGCATTGGCGTCGTACAGAATGCCAAGCCCGGAGTTCGCGGTGATCAGTGCGAATGCGTCGGCCTCGACGGTGAACGCCGCTGCCATGCCGAGACCTGCCGCGAGATTCTGGAAGGCTCCCAGGTCATCATTCACGAGCGCGCGGCGCGTGATACCGATGATGTTGCCCTTCGTGCCCGGCGTGAGCGTGCGCTTCTCGCCGTCGGAGATGTTCTTGTGCTTGACCTCGCCCGCCTCGGTGACCGAATCGAGCACGCCGAACGTTCCAGGCCGATAGAACGTCGAGGTACGGAAGTCCTGCACCGTCTTGCGGCCGCACCACAGCGGCCAGGTCACCGGCGTCAGCGCGTACTGACCGACGAAGATCTTGTTGACCGCCGTCTCGAGCAGGATTGCGAAGTCGCTGGTGGTGTTGAACCCGGAATCACCGCGGAACTCGAGCGCATGACGGATCAGTGCATCGCCATACAGCCCCTTGGTGGAGCGCCCACGGAGCTCGAGCCCGTGACGCGCCATGTCCGCGATGCGCATGCCGCCGAACTCGCCCGAGTCGAGCGAGACGCTCCTGAAGTTGTGAGCGAGCCGCTTGACCTCCTTGGCCTTGAGGATCGTGTCGGTGTGTCCGGACCGCTCGATGAGCGCCGCGACGCAGCCGCGAACGAACTTCTGACCCTTTTCCTCGCCTGCTTCGAAGCGGAGGTAGGGGTTGATCTCTGTGCCGTCGTCCTCGGCGAGGCTCGCGAGGATGAGTTCGCGGACCTTCTCGATCGAGGTCCCCGCCTTGATGAACTTCTGGGCGAGATCGTCGCTTTGGCCATGCTTGCGACAGGCGTCAATGATTTCACCGACGCGCTTGCGCTCGGCCAGCTGCGCCTCGTCTGCGGCCTTGTCGGCTGCGGCCTTGTCCGCCGCCTTTTGGCTGCGCTGCTGCACTTTCGCAGCCTCGACAAGTTGCTCGGTGGGGTCAGCAGCCTTGGGGGTGATTGTGGTCTCTTCGTCGGCCATCTTCGTCTCCTGTCGCGTCACGAAGACGCAGGGGTTTCTCTCGGCGCTCTCGGCACGAGCGCCTGCGCCAGCGTCTGCACCAACCGGAACAAACGAAATCTCGTGTGGCTCCCAGTCCGTCGCTCGCATCACTGGGATCTTGTCGGCTGCGTCCTCGATCTTCTCGAGCTTGTGAACGCGGTAGCCCACGCTCACGTTTCGGATGATCCCGTCTTTCACCTTGCGAAAGATCGCGTCGGCGTTCGGGTCGTCCTCGGCTCGAGCAAAGCGGACCTTCGCGACTCCACGGCCCTTCTCGAGCCGCGCTTTTTCGACGACGCCGATCACGCCGCCGAGCGCGGAGCCGTCGTGCGCGTCAAGCAGCGGAGCTCCACCGTTGAGGCGGTCCATGCGCACGTGCTTGGGATCGAGGGAGAGCTCCTCCCAGAACTGATCGAAGTATCCGCGGAGCACGCGCGAGCCGGTCGTCCAGATAACGTCGACGGTGCGCTTATTCTCGTCGAGGCTCTCGGGTGACACCGACGCTCGAAATGCGAGCGGGCCCACGTCCCGTGTCGTGTCGCTGCGCGTTGCCATCAAAGGCTTTGGGATCACGACGCCACCATGCTGTCAAGCAGTGGCGTCATCGCCGGCCGGTTGCCTGGGGACTCCGTTCGGCTTCGATGCGCCGTTCATCGGCTTGCCGTTCGTCGGAGTCGACGGTGCCGTAGCTGGCGCCTGCGCCTGACCAGATCCGGTCGTCTTGCGAGCGTCGCAGTCGAGCGTGATGCCGAGCCTGTCGAGCTCCTTCATGTCGTCGGCGTATTCGCGCCAGTGCTCCGATGGATCGAAGCCCTGCTCGCGGACCATCTCGCTGGGCGTCATCACGCCGGCGCGCACGTTGCGCATCAGCGCGAGTCCCTCGTTCGCTGGATCGAGCATTCCCGCCGGTGGCGGTGTCCATTCGGCCGGGGAGAACTCCACGTCCAGATCGATCAGCTCGAGCGCCTCGAGCATCCACATCCACGCCGGTGCGCAGAACTGCGGGATGATCATGTTCCAGCGCCAGTCGTGGACGTCGGACATGTGCGCGAGCCGCGCCATCCGCGCCGAGCTGTAGTTGACCTGCGAGTAATCGCCGGTCAGGTCTTCGTAGGTCACGCCGAGGCCTGCCGCCACGCCACGGAGCTGCACCTGGGAAAACGATAGGTGGTCGCTCGCCTGCGGCGGATTCGCAACGGTGACCTGCTTGCCGACCGGCAGGTTCATGATCATGCCGGGTTCGAACGTGTCGATCTGCTGACCGGCAGCCGACTCACTCGGCTCACCAAGCGCGGTGCCGGATCCGTCGACGTCGGTCACAAACGCCGTCATGCAGGCGGCGATCTTCTGCTTCATCAACGTCGCGTCTTCGAACTCATCGAAGTCGCTTAGCCGCACGGCGACCGACGCAAGCCACGACGGCCCGTGAACCTGGCCGGGCCGTTCCTGATCGTAGACGTGCAGCACGCCATTGGCTGGGATGCGTCGAGACTCCATGCCTGTCCCGCTCATCGGCATCGAGTTGCCGCCCGGATGCTGGTCGAACAGCCAATAGGCGACGCGGCGGCCGACTGCATCGAACTCGATCCCCTGGATGATCACTCCGCCCTGCTCGCCTTGGATGCCGTCTTTGCCGGTGTCGATGAAGTCTGGCTCGAGCACCTGGAGCTGCATCGGGATCGCCAGCCCGTCTTCGGGGCGCCGCATCCGACGACGGATCAAAACCTCGCCGGACTCGACGACGGTACGCATCACGAGCTTTTGCAAGCCGTAGAACGTGAGCCGACCCGCGGCATCGCATTGCGTGGTCTCGGCCCAGAGCTTCCATCGCTCCATCACGAGCTTGGCGCCGCCACCGGTCGCCTTCGGGCGAATGCCCCAACCTACCGTGTTTGCGACAATCCGCTTGATGCCGCGGCGTGCGTAGGGATTGTTGCGCGCGAGATCGCGTGCCTTGCCTCGCAGATGAGACAACTGCCCCGATGCTGCGGAGTTCGCATCGCTCGACAGCCGCGACCACCCGCTCGTGCGCCTGCCCACGCTCGCCGCTTCGAAGTGCCGGACCTTGAGCCGAGCTTGCGCTCGCGACTGGCCCCACTTCGGGGACAGCCACGCGATCAACCGCTCGAAGCGATTCACAGACCCTTCCGCGTGGAGGCGAGTCTGTACGTGGTGCCGCCGGTCGATGCGGCCACGACGCCGAGCATCTCGGCGAGCAGGTCGCGCATCTCAGCGAGCGACTGGTACGTGATGCTCCGTCGCGGGGGGCCATCGTACGTCACGGTGAGAATTCCCGACGCAACCGCCGCTTTCAGCGCATCGACCTCGGCCTGTGTCCATGCCATCGAGGACGTCAGGATCACGCCGCGCGCGGCTGGTCAAGGGTGTGCGCTGGCGCAACGGTTCGTGTTGACGTGGCTGACTCACCGTGTTCCTGACGATGGAATGGCATCAGGCTGGTACAACTCCGGGCTTCGCGATGTCAACGATCGGACGATCGACCTCGTCGCCGACACCCTCAAGCTGATCCTCGTCACGAGCTCGTACACGCCGGACAAGGATCACGCATTCGCGTCAAGCCTCACCAACGAGCTCTCCGGCACCGGCTACGCTGGCGGCTTCGCGGGCGCGGGTCGCAAGACGGTCGGCTCGAAGGCGTTCTCGACGGACACCGCGAACGACCGGATCGAGTTCACGTGGGGCGGCGTCACGTGGACGGCGATCAATGCGGGCAATCCTAAGTACGCGATCCTCGTCAAGGAGATCACGAACGATGCGGCCACCCGCCTGATCGCGTTCCTGGACCTCGGCACGGTGGTCACCAACGGCGGCGACTTGACCGTCACCCCCGACGCCACGCTCGGCGCGCTACAGATCACGGCGTAAGGCCCGAGGGCTGACATGGCCCTTTCAATTTCGAACAGAGGCTCGGGCACCCACAACACGGGGGCTGCGTCGTTCACGCTGTCGGCGACGTCGAACCTCGCGGCGGGCAGCACAGCGGTGCTCTGCATTGCAGCCGACAACTCGGGCGGCGCCGGTGATGTCAACGACTTCACGACGGTCACCGACACGCTCGGCAACACCTGGACCAAACGCCAGAGTCCCGTGTTCGACAACGGAGCGGCGAGCGCCGGTGTTCAGGGCGCGATCTTCACGACGTACCAGAACGCAGGCGCGATCCAGACCGGTACCGTCATCACGGTCAGCACCACGTCATCGCCGGTCGCCAAGACCTGGACACTGACAGAGATCGTTCCTGCGGCAGGCACTCAGGCTCAGTTCCGCACCGGCGGCAACAAGTCGGCGGGTGCGACCGGAACCGTGCTCGCGATGGGCGCCTCGGTGACGGTGAACATCGGCGAGGTCATCGTTGCTGCGTTCTTCCTGGAGTCCGGGACCACGCAGTCGGTCACCACGCCGGATGCGGATGTCACCAACGGATCGTGGTCGACGAACCAATACAACGAGATCGGCTCGACGACGTCGGGCTCTGGGATCATCTCGCAGGCGAAGCTCCAGACGACCGCGAACAGCACGCAGAGCTACGACGTCACCGTCGGAATCTCGTCGGACTACCACGGCAGCTACGTCATCTTCACGGAGATCGCCGCGCCGCAGACGATCACGCCGACCACAGCGATCGCCGCCGCGGCCGCAGCCTCGCCGACGATCACGCTAGGCGCGCTCGCAATCACGCCGACTCAAGCCGCGGCGACGAGCGCAGCGGCATCGCCGACGGTCACCCTCGGCGCGATCACGGTGACGCCGACAACGGCGGCCGCTGCAGCGACCGCAGCGGCCCCCACGGTGGCGAACGCCGTGAACGTGACACCGACGACTGCGATTGCCGCATCGTCGGCCGCCTCACCAACGGTCACGCTTGGATCGCTCGCTTTGACGCCCACGCAGGCTACGGCGACGAGCTCGGCGACGAGCCCGACGGTCGCGCGCGGAGCGCTGGTGATCACGCCCACGCAAGCGGTAGCGACCTCGTCAGCCGCCGCGCCCACCGTCACCCGGGGCGCGATCGCCGTCACCCCTACTGCGGCAATCGCAGCGGCGACAGTCGCAGTTCCGACCGTGGATGTCGGCGGCGGTGCACAGAACATCACGCCGACGCAGGCAGTCGCTGCATCGTCTGCCGCAGCTCCCACGGTAACGCCCGGCGCGCTCGCAATCACACCGACGACGGCAATCGCGAGCGGCACAGCCGCAGCGCCGGTGGTCGTACGCGGGGCGCTCACGCTGACGCCCACGGCGGCGATCGCGACGAGCTCGGCCGCCGCACCGGTGGTCGCGAATCAGGGTGGTCTGGCGGTGGTCGTCATCGCCGCCGACATCCGCTCACCCCTCTCGACCGTAATTGTGATCACAAGAGGATCCAGCGTGGAGGTCTAGCCAAATGAGAGATGCGTTCAGCTTCAAGCGCACCGAGCGCCTCCCGTCTCGCGAGATGACGCTCAAATCTGCGGCGACGTTCGACCTTGCATCTGCCTCAAGCGTCAAATTCGTCTACCGCACGAAGGGCATCGTCGAGCGCCGCGAGCTCGCCGCCGTAGTGGTCGATGCGCCAGCCAAGAGGATCCGCGTCGACTTCGGTGACACCGACGTTGCGATCGTCGGCAAATTCGAATGGCACATCGAAGTGGTGCTCGGCGGTAAGCTGATGACGTTCCCAGAGGGTGGATTCTTCACGTTCGCGGTGACCGGGAATATCGAGGCCTAGCGGCGCTTGCCGAGCCAACCGCTGCGCGGGCGGCTGATGAACCGGTCGCGCTGGGGATCCGGCTGCGTTCGCGGTGGTACGGCAGGTTGCGGCGCGGGTTCACCGCTCGGTGCAGGCGGCGTCATACGCGCAGCCGGCGCGAGGCGATCGATCCCGAGCACGGCGGCAGCAACGCGCGCCAGGATCCGGGCGTCCAGGAAGTGGTTCTCGCGATTGGCCTGGCAGTGCCACTCCATTCGCGCGCGACCGGTCCGCCGGTTGACCGACGTCACGAGGTGCTCGGCAGTGATCTGCTGAAAGAAGCCATCGCTGTACTCGGGAAAGTGGCAGTAGCCCGGCGGGGCGATGCCGTCCGCGCCGACGCGCAGGCGCAACCAGCCGTAGAGCTCGGACTTCGCGATGTCGACACCGGTCAGCCAGACCTTGTAGCCGCGCTGCATCCGCTTGCCACGCACGGTGACGTCGACCGGTGACGGCGTCCCGACCAGCATCCGGGCGCCCGGCGCGCCCTTGCACGCGATCACGCGCGTCATCGGATGCTGACGGGCCCATCCGTAGACCACCTGCGTGTTGTAACCGCTGTCGACGCCGAGCATCGCGATCGAAAACTCGCGCTCGCCCTCACCGCGGTACGACCGCGCGAGCAGCGCGTCGAGCTGCGCCCACGTCGACTCGAGCGCGGTGTCGCCGTAGAGCTCGCCGGCATCCACCGACCAGCTCTCTTTGTTCGGCGCCCACCCGACGACCTCGTAGACTAGGCGATCCTTCTGCACGTCGACGCCAGCGGTGAGGACCACGACGCCTGCGGGCACGCTGCCGATCGGATATTGCTCGCGGCGCTGGTAGAGGCGATCCCAGTCGGGCGCGTCGCCGCGCTCGTGCCACGTCTCGCCCAGCCATGTATTCACGAACGTCTTGAGCTTCTCGGTGCCGCCGCGCTTGGCAGCGAGGAACTCGGTCGCGATCTGCCCCCATGTCGCGTTAGGGCTGAGCGAATAGGCGCTCCAAATATGGAATGAGGCGTGGCCGTGGAACTCAGCCTCCGCGCGCCATTCGCCGCGCTCGATCATCGGTCGCTTCTGCTTGTCCTCGATGACGCACCCGTTCGCGCGGCACTCGAAACACGCGGTCTCTGGCTTGCCCTCGTCCCAGCGCATGACGTGCCCGCGCTCAGCCTTGCGGTCGAACGCGAGGAAGTCCATATGCCCGCACTGCGGACAGGGCACGTGATACCTGCGCTGGTCACCAGCGAGGAACATCTCCTCGATACGCGACGCGCCGGCAACGAGCGGAGTCGAGCCCGCAATGATCTTGCGGTTCGCGTAGTACTCCGTTCGTCGAGTACCAAGCTCGATCTGGTCACCTTCGGCGCCGGCACTCGGCGGGTAGCCGTCGACCTCGTCGAAGATCACGACACGGCGCGAGACGCGACGGAAGCCGCGGCCACTGTTTGCGCCCACCATGGTCAACACGCCGCCGGGAAACACCTTCGCGAGTACCGTCTGCTCTGCGTTGAACGACGACGCCGATCCGATCGCGCGCGCCAGCACTTCGACGTCGCGAATCATCGGGCCGATCTCTTCCTTCGAGTAGCCCTTGGCGTCCTCGACGGTCGGCTGGACCAGCAAGATGGGACAGGGGTCCTGGTGTATGAAGTATCCGATGGCCGCGTTGATGGCCTTGGTGTATCCGCAGCGTGCGGACTTCATCCACGTCACGCGCTCGACCCGCGGATCCGTGATCGCGTCCATCACGCCCTTCTGATATGGGAGAGTTTTCCAACGACCGGCGTCAGCAGACGACTCCGCCGAGAGCCACATGTAGCGGTCCGCCCATTCGCTGAGCGAAAGCTTCGGCGGTGGACGGAGCGCTTCTTCGACGCCGTCGAGGAAGTCGTCGGTCATCGCCGTTTCGCTTGCCTGTGGTACCGACCCGGCGATAGCAGGTCGTGACCATTCCGAACGCGCCAAGCGATAGCCCCGCGGCTCAGTCCAGTTAAAGCGGCAATCTCGTTAAGTGTCAGACCTACGCCGCGAACGTCATGACGATCTCCGGCCGGGGCCGCGCGCTTCCTCGCAATCCTATCGCAATCATCAGAGCACGTATGTCGCCGTCCCTCAGTTGCCTTGCCACAGACGTTACAGACGCACGGCACCGACCTTCGCCGAGACGCTCCGAAACACGTGTGATTGCAAAATCGCCGCTCGGCAAACGCCGTAACCGATTCCCTGCTTCCGCGAACCGTCTTGCCGCATCCCGTGGGGCCGACCGCTACCACTCGACGATGCTGCTCGAGTGCCGCTCGGATCTCAGCAACGGCACGAATCTCATACGCACGACGCTCGAGCTTGCTCATTTTCTTTCTCCTGATATTCCGTTGGCCAGGTCCTCGAGCGCTTCCCTGATGAGCTCGTCGAGCTGGCGGATGTCTTCGGCCGCGATGTGCGGCATCTGCTGTCTCACCCGGGCGGGCACGGCCAGGAGCTTCGCCTTGACCGCCAGGAACCTATCGGCGACGGCGGCGCGCACCCTATCTGCTCGCACGAGCTCGCCGAGGCGTTCCTGCAAGTCGAGCTCTGCGCCCTGTGCGCGAGCCTCTTCGTAGCGCGCGCGCGACACGGCAATCGAGGATTGCCCAGCCGCTTCGAGCTGGGAGGTGACGCTCGGAGTGGATCGCGTGTTCTCCTGCCACTCCTGATCGGCGAGCTCGGGATCGGAAATCGCTGGACGCCCATGGTGCTCGATCACGCACCGACGCAGCCTACCCTCCTGCACTGCCTTGGTGACGGCCGCACGAGAAACACCGCGCCGTCGCGCGTAAGACGCCAGTGACGTCACGGTGTTGGTCAATGATGTCAATGTGTTAACCGACTCCAGCATGGTCAGAGGTAGAAATCAGGCGCCGTTCCTTACCCGTACGGCATGGGGCATGGGGAAGAACCTAACCCCGTGGCCCCTACCCCCATCACTTCCCAATCTCCAACGGCAACACCCTCTGGAACGTCGCCTCGAAGCTCCTCGCTCCACGCTCAGCTACCCCCTCAGCCTCGCCCTCATGTAGCAGCGCATCGAGCGGACGTGACCCACGTAGCTCCTTGATCGGCAGCCTCGCCTTGCCACGCCTCTGGAACACGCCATCGTGCCCTGACTTCATGGTCGCGACGAACGAGCCTTTGACCAGCGTGCGCTTGCCGCGGTTCACCTCGACGCTCACGCCCTTCTTCGTCTGGCGATGTGGGTACGCCACCAAGGGCACCGCCTCGCCTGACACGTCGAGGGACCACGACATGTCAGAGATGTCGCCTCCCTTCGGCCTGCGCAGCGTGAGCGCTCTGGTGATGTACCTGGTCTTGATCCGCTTGCGAGCTCGGATGCGCTTGCTCGCCTCGGACCGCATGTCACGCAGTGCGGTCGCTCCAGCCTTGCGGAGCGCGCGCTTGAGGGCTGCCTTGAGCGGCCCGGTCTCGAGCGCTGCGATGCCGCTGCGATGCCACTTCACGTTGATGCCGACAGCCATAGATCCTCCGGTTTCCGATTGGAAACTACCGACGACGAAACCCCATGTTCCACGCGATTCTCATCGCGAGATCCTCGAGCAGATACTGCCGATCACCTCGCTCGCCACGAACGCGTACAACCCCGCGGTCCACCCACTTCGAAAGCGTTCCACGCTGAACGCCTCGCACCAGTGCGTCTCGGTGACTGATCCACTTCGCCCCCGGCCCGGGTTCCCGTGGCCCCTGGCATCGTTCGCTCATGTGAGGATTCAGGTCGACCGGCATCATCTGCGTGTGGCAGATGGGGCACATCACCGACGGCTCGCGAACGCGCCCGAGGTCCAACGCGCGCTTCTGCAGGACCGAGAGACGCTGGTACGACCTGGCCCGGTTGTTCATCGATTGAGCCTCCCCTGCGTCACCCTCGTCGTCGGGCGAAGCGCTGTAAACAGACCGACCCCGACGGCATCGAGCGCATGCGTGTGTTGCTCGGGGTGGATGCGCATCAGCATAGCCTCGCCTCCTTGCATCGTGAGCACGTATCGCTCGAGCTTGAGCTCGAGCTGCTCGTAGTCGACCTTCGCCTTGGTGTCGGGCAGGACGGCGCGTTGCCACTGCTTGGCAGTGACCTCGACGAGGTCACACCCATGCTCGGCAGCCAGCATCGTGAGCGCACCCCACACCAGCGCCTGACCGATCAGCCCGCTGGTGCGCCCGAAGGAAAGCGCCTGCTCCGCTGCGACGATGGTGCAGCCGTGCACACGATAGAGACGCCTCAGCTCGAGACTGAGGCTGTGGATGCGACGTGCGCGATCGGTCGACTTGCCAAGGGCGCTGTCCGGCGTTGAGGTCCACACCCCGAGGTCGACGACGCGGGAGCGCGACATGATCGCCCATCCGACGTTACCGATGCCCGGATCGACCGCGAGGATCACTTCGGCCTCGAGCAAAGGGTGCAGTCCAACCAGTGCACGCCGTGCAGACGACAGCGCACGACGAGCTTGCCGGAACCCTCGAGGTTGCTGCATCGCTGCCGGAGTCGCTCGGTTGCGGAGACGGTGTGCGAGACCTGCAGCTTCGCCGGTCCCGATCCACGCGCCCGGAGGAGCTGCTTGGGTTTGTATCGCTCGCTCACCGCTTGCCTCGCTTCGGTCCGAAGTCGTTGCAGGGGATGTGGTAGCGCGGCACCTCGACGCACGGCCCAGCGTGATCGAGCGACTCGATGCACCACGTCGTCTTCGGGCACGGGTGCACGCGGGTCTCGCGGTCCGCGCCCAGGTCGAGCACGGAGGTCGCGATCTCACCGTTGGTGCCGTCGGCGATCACTTCGCCTTGCGACCCTTGCCGCGCTTACCCTTCGGCGCGGATGTCTCGGGAACGACGACATCGCCGGCGGCGTTCTCTTCGACGTTCGCTTCGGCTTGCGACTTGAGCGCCTGGTCGATGAGGCCGCGGTGGACTTCGCGCTCCGCGGGCGCCGAATGGCCACCGCCACCACCGCCAACCTCGCGCTCGGCCTCGGCGGTCTTCTTCAGCTTGATCTTCGGGTCGCCATCACCGAGCTCGACCCGGATCTCGTCGCCGTCGTGATCCTTGTACTTGTAGACCCGGACCTTGTGCGCTCGCATGATCGTGATCAGCTCGTGCTTCTTCTGGGTCTCCTTCTCCTTGAGTGCGCGGCGTTCGTCGCGCACCTCGCGGAAGGCCTCGCCTGCCTGCTCGACCTCGGGGACTTCCTTGCGCTGCGTTCCTGGAATCTGCATCTGTCTTGCCACTTCGTTTCTCCGGTTGTTGTGTTGGTCGTGTCGTCGAGTGCGCGCCGACCCGCGGGCGCCTATGCCGCGTCCCGCGCTGCGAACTTCTGAGTCTCTGCGCCCCACACGGCCCAATTGGTCCGCGGCTCACGCGCGAACATCTCGAGGTGTGGCCCTGGGCAGTGCTTCGCCAGCAGGTCCATGATCTCGTCGGGCTTGCGGCTGTGCTCGCGGGTCGGCGCGCGGATCAGCGTCGTGATCTCGTTGAGCGTGTGAACCGGCTTGCCTCGCGAGGCAATCACCAGGTGCTCGGTCTTGCCGCGCGGCCACGACCCGACGCCGGCGTGGCCCTTGTCCCACGTGATCATCGAGCGGTGCTCGAAGCCCCAGGCTCCGAGAACGGCTCCGACCACATGGATGAACGCGTTCGTCACCCACAAGGCCAGGATGACGTCGTCGTGCGCAACCCGGTTGATCTCGCCTCGAAGCATGCAGATGGCTTCCATCGGCATCGGCGGGTACGTGATGTGCCCACGCGAGCCCTCGTGCTGATCGCTGTTCTCGTACGGCCACGGCGGGTCGATCGCGATCAGTCGGAACGGCCCCGTCGGCATCGGGCGGACCTGCGCTTGGTTGATCTTCGCGACCACGGCGCGCTTCTGCTCCTGCTTTGCTAGCGCGCGCACGTGGCCGCTTCGGGTCTCGCCGTTCTTCGCAAGCACGCGATCGGCGATCTCGTTCTGCTTCGCCGGTGGCAGCTGGGACACGAGCGCCGCGGCGTCGATCGCGAGCTTGCCCTTCATGACCGCGTCCCGGACCTTGGGCGTGCCCTTGTCCCGCACTGCGACGGCACCGCGAACGGACCGCTCCGATACCCTTTGTTGTTTCGCTGCCTGTACTTGAGTGGCCACACCGGCCAATTTGCCGCTCTGGCGCTGGCCGTGGCAGAGCTGCGCGGCGTCCGCGGCGATCAGCGCGCGGACGCTCACGGACAGGTGCCGCCGCTTGTCGTTCTTAGACACGACATAAGCGATCAGCGCGTCCATGCCGCGGTGCGAGCTCGAGTAGTACTCGTACCGCGGCTTGACCTTAGCGAGCTCGCACGCCTTGCCGCGATTCGAACCGTCGAGGATCGACTCCTTGCCACCCTCGGAGATCAGGACGATCGGATCGCGGAGTCCGTTGACGTGGATGTCCTCGGCAAGCGCGGCGAGCTCGTCGTCCTCGAGCATCGGGTAGAGCGCGGCAGCGGGGTGCCGTGGATACCCGAGGATCTTGGGCGCGCCGCGCCGCGTCCGCTCGCTGAGATGCTCCTCGCCCTTGGGCGTGCTGACGCCGAACAGTGCCGAAGGCTTGCCAGCGCCCTTGGGCGGCTTGATCGGCCTGTTCGGGAACGTTCGGTATCCAGTCGAGTGGTGGCTCTCGTGGCCTTGCTCGTGAATGCAGGGTTTGCCGTTCTTGCCATCGAGGATCCCGCACCGTTTGCCGTCGTCCTTCGTGTAGGTACCGCTCGTCTTGTCCCAGTCGACGACACCGCCGTTCTTCGCCAAGCCGCGATGCCTGCCGTTGTGGCCGCGGCCGAAGATGCAGGGCTCGCCAGTGATCGCCTTCGCGATGCACGGACTGATCGTGGTTCGCTCGTTCATGATCTTCTCCTTCCGTATTCGGGTTGGCCCAGCAGGGCGTACGGCTTCCAGCCACCGGCCTTGAGCATCAGGATTAGTTGCGTCGCGCGGGCGAACGTCATG